GCCTGCTTGTTTGACAAGTGCCCCGACCTGAGCGGCGGATAGCGTGGTCATCGCAGTCCAGGGTATGGCCCGGAAGGTCAACTTCCGGGCAGCGGCACGATCGTCCCGGGCGGCCGTAGTCTGAAGGCTCGCCACCCGGCTCGAGGAGGTCGGCGCCGATGGACGAGGAACCGCCCGAAGGGATCCGCACGGTGTGCTACAGCTGCGCCGGGGGCCTGGTCTACGAGGAGAAGATGGCCGTCAAGAACAACGAGATCAGCACCGCGGTGGTGGTGCGCCGGTGTCCGGACTGCTCCAACAGCGGCTGGTTACCCGGTTTGCGGCCGCCGGTCTAGCCCGTCGACCCTGGGGGCATGGACGGCGAACTACCCGATCACGAACCGATTGTGTCCTACCTGCCCCAGCGGCCCGGCCTGGGCCGGCACGTCTGGCACGATCCGCGTTCCCGGCATTACGCGATACCTGAAGCCGAGGGCGAGTTGGCCGCGGTCGAACACGAGCGGCACTCCCCCATCCTCGACCAGGGCCAGTTGGGTTCCTGCACCGGCAACGCGGGCACCGGGCTGCTCGGCACCGGCCCGTTCGCCGCGGACGCCGAGGCGGCCGCCCCGTTCACCGAGGGCTACGCGGTGCAGCTCTACTCCGATGCCACCCAGGTTGACGAGTTTCCGGGCTCGTACCCGCCGATGGATAGTGGTTCCTCCGGGCTGGCCGTCGCCAAGGTGCTGAAGGCGCGCGGTGTCATCGATCGCTACGAGCATGCTTTTACCGCGCGTGCCGCTATCGCCGCGTTGCAGCGGGCCCCGGTGATCGTGGGCACGGTGTGGCTCTCCGGCATGACCGAGCCCGATCGCACCGGCAGGATCCACCTGTCCGGGAAGCTGGAGGGCGGGCACGAGTATCTGTTGCGCGGCTACGAGCCGGGTAAGACTTTCGCCGGCGGTATGCTGACCTTCAGTAATTCGTGGGGACCGGGCTGGGGCGACCGCGGAGAGTTCCACATGTCGGTACGCCAGTTCTCCTACCTGCTCGGGCAACAGGGCGACGTGACCTGTCCGGTGCCGAGGGGCTAGTCCTGCGGGAGGGCGAGGATTCCGGAGGCTTTCGCCCGCCGGTAGCCGGCGTAGCGGTCCTCCTGCCCGGTGGTGGCCTTATGGATCGAGGGCAGCGGGTTGCCGCGTTCCCGCAAGGCGAGTATCGCCTCCGCCGATTCGACCGCCAGCCGCTCCGAGGGCGTCTTGTCCGGGGCGGCGTTCATCGCGATAGTCAGCGAGAGCCGCGGCATTTCCTGCCCGTCCAGGGTTACCGGCGGGTCGGAGGCCATGCACGCCGCGCGCAGCCCGGTGACCCAGGTGCCCGGTTCGGCGTCGTCCTCGACCCATTCCCAAGGGAAGCCGAGCCAGCGTCCGAGCACGAGCTGCCCGACGGCCTCGACAGCATCCCGGGTGGTGAACGGGTAGGCGATGTGCCGCCCGGTGCGGTCGGCGGTGAACACGACGGCGAACTCGCAGGCCGGGCGCGGGATCTTCTTCTCCCAGGGGCGGAGCCCGCCCGGGGTCCACAGGCGGGTCATGGAAAGTCCATTCTGGTAGGTGAGTCAAATGGGGTCATGGTTCGTCATGATGGCACGACTCGCCAATCGACTCCATACCGCCGACCGGGTGGTACCAACCTGGTACCATGGATGGTATGCCAGGATTTCATGTCCGTCTCACCGACGAAGAACTCGAGCGCGTGCGCGCCCTTGCCGAGAGGGAGGGTCGATCCATGCAGGCCGTGGCCCATGACGCGGTCGTAGGCGCAGCTGACCGGCGCGCCCAGCTGCGCGACGTGATGGAGACCGTCGAGGAAATCATTACCAGCCAGCAGGAACTGTTCGACCGATTGGCCGACGAGTGAAGTTCCTGGACCTGGAGATGGTGCTGGGCATCCATTTCCGCTTCGTCGGCGACAACGATGTCCGCGACTACGGGCTGCTGCACTCCGCGCTTGCCCGGCCGGTCGCCACCGTGTTCGGGGCGGACGCCTACCCGAGCGTGTGGGAGAAGGCGGCCGCGCTACTGGACTCATTGGCGCGCAACCACGCGTTCGCTGACGGGAACAAGCGCACCGCCTGGGCGGCGACCCGCCTATTTCTCGACTTGAACGGCCACCCAAAGCTCACGGGCAGGAACATTGACGCGTCCGAAGAGTTAGTGATGGCGGTCGCCCAGGGGAAGCTCGAGGTGCCACGCATCGCCGAGCGACTGAAAGAGCTAATCGTCTGACCCGCTACGGGATGACCAGCACCTGGCCAGGAAAGATCAAGCTCGGGTTGACCACCTGCCCCCGGTTCGCATCGAACAAGCGTGGCCACGCGTCGCCGCGACCGTAAAAACGGTTCGCCACTGACCAGAGCGAATCCCCGGCCACCACCCGATACGTGCGGGGCGGTGCGGACGGTGGCCCGCCGGGCGGCGGGGCGACCCCGCCGGTGACCGGGCCAACGTTCCGTTGCGGGTCGGAGGCCCTGGTCAGGGTGGCCGTGGCGGAGGCACGGGTGATCTCGTTGGTGTCCGGGTGCCGCAACTGACTGGTGACGGTGCACGAGGTGACCCGCCACAGCCCGGCCTCCTGCGGGCCGTAGCGCATCAGCACTCGCTCCCGGGTCTTGGCGATGCCCTTCAGCGCGTTGAACGCGTCGGTCTGCTCATAGTTCATGATCAGACGTTCGGTGAGCAGGAACGTCATCTTCATGGTGTCCAGCTTGTCGCCCTTACGCATCAGCAGCGGCTCCCGGCCGGTGCGCTGGGCCTCGGTCCAGTCCTGCTCGAAACCCCCGTATTCGATCTCCCGGGGGGCGAGTTCGAAGGTGAACGAGAGGCGCCCGGACTCGGCATAGAAATAAGCACGCCGCCCCTGCCAGGCGTAGTAGTCCTTGGACTGCATGGGGTCCCGGATGATGGTCAGCGGGCCCCGGTTGCCCAGGTAGTCCAGATCCACGCACGCCTCCTAGTAGTGGTAGCGCCCGCGCAACGCGCGTTCCCGGTCGTGCTGGCGCAGCGCGGACTCGACTTCGGCGGCCACGTCCATCGAGTTGGCCACGATCGGCGGCGGCCGCTCCCCTACCGCGTCGGCCAGTGCCCGCACTTCCCGGGCCAGGGCCGCGGTGTGGTCGGATCCACCGGCCAGGGCGGCCCCGTAGCCGGGTACCGCGGCGGAGACCGCGGAGGCCACCCCGGGGGGGATGGAGCGGGTCAGCCCGGGCGAGGCGGCCAGCGTACCCAGGTTGGGCACCACGTAGCCGCCGCGCGGGATGGAGGCGACCTCGGGCCCGCGTTGCCCGACCATACCCAGCAGGTGCCCGCCGCGCACGACGGGTTCCGGGCCCTGCTCGCCGACCAGCGCCGAGCCGCCGGGCGCGTAGCCACCGGAGTAGAGCATGGGTAGTTTCGGCAGGCTGAAGGACTTGCCGCCGACGAGCGGCACCCAGTCCGGCACGGTGATCGAGGGGATCGAATTCCAACCACCGGCGATGGCATTCCATGCACCGCGCACCACGCCGACCACCGCTTGCCAAGCGCCTTGCACCGTGCCGGCCACCGAGAGAGCGGCGGAGGAAATCCCGTCCCACACTGCCCGGCCGGCGCCGGACAGGGTCGCCCACAGTCCGCTCAGGAAATCGAGCAGCCCCTGCCAGCGGGTCTGCACCCAGAGCACCGCGGCCCCGGCCGCATCCGAGATCCACTGCCAGGCGGCGGAACCGGCCGAACCGACCCAGGAAAAGAATGGTGAAATCCACGCCCAGAATCCGGCTACAATTCCAGTGATCCACGCCCAGGAAACTTGCGCCGAGAGTGCGAGAATGGTCCAGGCTCCGGCCGCCACGGAGGCTACCCAGCCGAAGAATCCGGAGATCAATCCCCAGACCCACATCACGATTCCCATAATGAATCCCCAGGACACCTGCGCGGCGAGCGAGAGAATCATCCAGGCACCGGCCGCGACGGAGGCCACCCAGTTGAAGAATCCAACGATGACGCCCCAGGCCCAGGTCGCCCCGGCCACGATCACGGACCATACTGCCTGCGCAGCGATGGCCAGCAGGGCGATGGTGCCCATGATGATAAAGATCGCGACCTGCACGATGAATTGGATGATCGCCCAGGAAATCTGGAAATAGGCGACAATTAGCGAAACGATCGGCGAAATGCCGATCCACAAAAGTTGCGCCACCGAAACAATGGCGGAGATGACCGCCTGGAAAATTGCGACCGCAATTCCCCAGGCACCGACGAAGAAACCGACGACGGCGCCGATCACGGAATTGAAAACAGAAACCGCGCCCTGCCAGGCAGAAACCAGGAAGTTGATCACCGCGAAAAAGGCGGTCTTCAGCGCCTCCCAGGTCGCCACGGCCGCGACCTTGATCGCCCCCCAGACGGAGATCACCGCGTCCCGGAACCAGGCGCACTTGAACCAGAGCAGCAACAGCACGCCGATCACGGCCATGATCGCCAAGATGATCCAGCCCACCGGGGTGCTGACCAGCGCGGTGGACAGCTCGATCAGGGCGGCCACCCCGGCGGTGGCAATCGAGCGCAGCGCGGGCACCACGAACGTGCCGACCACTGAGCCGATCGACTCGAACACGCGCAGCACCGGCCCGGCGGCCTTGGCGAAGACCTGCTGACTGGCGGAGAGCTTCTCGGTCTCGTTGACCGCGTCATACATCCAGCCGAACGCCTTCAGCCCGCCGCCGATCGCGCCGAAGACCGGGCCCAGCAGCTTGAAACCGAGCAGGCTGGTCAGCAGCGCGGAGACCAGGAAGTTCACCCCGGGCACGTTCTGGGCGAGCCAGGCCAGCGCGGTGGCCGCGCCCGCGATGGCCTGGATGAACAGGGTGAGCCCGGAGAAGTCCAGCCCGGCGAACAGCTGGGCGAGCGCGGCCGCCGCGGAGATCAGCGCCGGGCCCAGACCCTGCTGGCCGGTCAGGTTGTGCACCAGGTCGCCCAGCGCCGGGCCCAGCTCGGTGCGCAGCTGCGCCAGCAGCGGGGCGATGTTCGCGTTGGCGCCGAGACTGCCCAGCCCGCCGATAACGGCGCCGAGCAGTAGCCCCATCTCGTGCAGTGCGGGCAGCGAGTCCCGGAAGTACTGGTTGATCCGGGCCACGCCCTCGCCGGACGCGGTCCACTCCCGGAACCGGCGGGCCGTGTTTTCCACCGACAGCCCGAGCTGGTCGGAGTAGCTGGCGCCGATCCGGAAGATGTTGAACAGGCCGACCAGGAAGTCGACCAGCACCCCGCAGGTGCGCAGGAACAGGCTCCACGCGTGATCCAGGAAGGCGGCCATCTGCCCGTTGGCCAGTTGTTGCGCGGTCCAGTTCCGCAGGGACCCGGTCACCCAGCTGAAGGTTTCGGCCATCTTGGTGGCCATCGGGATGGCGGCCTGGCCCACGTTGAGCGCGGCCTGTGCCAGGGACTGGAGCCCGGCGAGCAGGTAGCCCAGGATCGGGCGGAGCCCGGCGAAGATCCGGGAGACCTGATCCAGGAACGGGGCCGACTTGGCCAGGTCCCCGGCGTTGTGGGCGGCGATGCCGAGTTCGGCGCCCAGTCCGGCGAGCCCGCCGCCGGTGACCTTGACCAGGCCGCCTATCGATCGGGAGAAGTAGTCCAGGCCGGCCTGGAGTCCCCCGGAGGCAATCACCGGACCGAGCGCCTTGAACTGGCCGGTGATTCCGTCCAGCGTGGGTTTCAGCTGGGTAGCGGCCAGTTTCCAGGCCAGCATCGCGAGTTTCACGGCGGCGAAGATCGGCAGTGCCCCGGCGGCCACGCCGACCAGCGGGGCCATCCCGCCGATGGCGATGGCGGCCCCGGCACCGAGCGCGGAGACCGCGCCGACCAGCGCGTACACCCCGGTGACCAGGGTGGGGATGGCCAGGCTCCAGAAGACGGTCTTGAGGTCGCCGCCCTTTTTGCCCATCTTGTCGAACTCGCCGCCCAGCTTGGTGAAGCCGCTGGAGCCGGCGGCGGCCTTCACCCCGGAATCGGCGGCCGCGTCCCCCACGTCCTTGATCGGGCCCTTGGCGCGGCGGGCCTTGCCGCCGGCCTCCTGTACGGATTCGCCGAACTTGTCGAACCCTTTGCCGCCCTCGACTCCGGACTCGGCGGCCTTGCGACCCAGCGAGCCGACCTCGTCTTCCACGGATTTGATGCGCTGCTCGATCCGGGCCAGCGCGGCCGATAAGTCGTCCGAGATGGACGCGGTGAGGCGCACCTCTTCCTCGGCGATACACACCTCCCGCGGGCACGACAACGGTCAGCGAGAAGGGGGGAACCCATCCATGATCGTTTCAGTGCGGTGGAGGTGAGTGCACCGCGACGCGCGGGTGTGCTTGACTCGTATAACAGAGCGAGGCTAGCCTAAGCGCAGCGTAGCGATTGGTGGTACGCGCTCCCACAGACGTTTGGCGGACGTAGCGGGGGCTAAACGGAACCGACGGGCCCCCTCTCCCGGGACATGCCTCCCTGGGAGCGGGGGCCCGCTCGTGTGCGCTACTTCTTTTTCTTCGCCTTGCGGGCCGATTCTTCCTCGTCCCGGTTCACCACCAGCATCGCGGCAATCCGCAGGTGCATCTCGAGTTCGTCCGCCGAGTCGGCCACCGTCACCGGGTCCAGCCGGAACGTGCGGGCCACCCGGGCGATGGTTTTCACCGCGCCCTGACGGGAGAGCCACTCGACCCGGTCCCGAATCAGCTCGTCCCGGGCCGATCCGCCCGCCTCGTCGGTGGCTACTCCGTAGGGTCCTCGGAGCTGGCCTCGCCCGGGTCGCCGTAGCCGGCGGCATCGATCACCTGGCGGCCCGCGGTCAGCAGCCAGGAGTCCCGGCCGAAGAGTTTCTTCAGCATCGCCCGGGAGTCCATCTGGCCGAACTGGCGCAGCAGCTCCTCGGAATCCAGCGCCAACGGCTGCTGATCCTTGCCGGTGAGCACCTGCCAAGTCCCGGACCTGTCCTTGTACTCGAGGTGCTGGCAGGTGCCGAGCAGCACGTGGATGGACAGCGTGCCCTGTTGCAGGTCCAGCGGGCCCGGGTTGCGTTTGCCCTTGGGGATCGACTTGCGCTGCCAGGCCTCCCACTTGCCCACCGGGATGTCGGTGGAGCACATCAGCCGCACATCGAGGCCGGGCACCTCGACCGGTTCGAGGGTCTCGTCCTCGGCTTCCCGGCGGGCCACCTCGGAGCGCAGCATCTCCAGCGCGGAGACGGGCTCCACCTCACCGTTGCTCGGCTCGGCGGCGGGCTGCTGGGTGGGCTGCTGGGGGCTGTCGCTGGCCGGCGCGACGGCGTCCCGCGCGGCTCCGTCAAAAGTGGTCATCGATCACCGAGTCTAAGCGGCCGTACCAACCGAGAAAGTCAGCTCGAAATCGGCCGCGTCCCCGGCGCTGGCGTCCGACTCCGGCTCCCGCACCCCGGTCAGCAGCGCGTTCGGATACACCCTGGGCTTGGTGCGGGACGCGGTCAGATCCGAGTTGGTCGGGGTGACCGAGATCGTGGTGCGCCACTGCCCGACCACGGAGACCAGCCGATTCAGCAGCTCCTGGTGCAGGTCCGGATCGAAGGGCCGGGTGAGCACCACGTCGTCGGTCTGGGCCGGGGCGGCCACCACGTCCGGAATCAGCGAGCCGCCGTCGTAGACCTTGTTCGTGTCGGACGTGACCTCGCCGCCCGTCTTCTGCGCGAAGTAGCCGTCGATGCCGTCGATTTTGTTGAGAAATTGCCTCTGCGCGGCCTTCATAGCCTGCCTCCTTCTACAGCGCGGCGGTGACCCCGGCCTTGGACACGGTCAGCGTGACCAGCGCCGCGGTGGGCGAAACCCGCAAACCCACGTTGGCGAAGATCCGGTTCTGCGCGAGACTGGCCACCGAGTTCAGCGTGGAGTCGGTGGAAACCACGTAGCCGGGATCCACCTGGTCCCCACTGTCGTTGTAGCGGGCGAACAGGCCGGAGCGGGCGGCCATCGGCTGCGCGATACCGATCAGCGTGCCGCGCACGGTGGCCAGCAGATGCCCGGACGAGTCGATGGTGGCGAACACGTAGGGTTCGAGATCCTTCTCCGCTTGCACCACATACCGGTTGATCACGTCGGCGCCGGTGAGCAGGGCCCAGTTGTCGAAGTCCTCGGACAGCGAGCGCCAGCCGTAGAGCCGGGTCGAGTTCGCGATGGTGCGCACCGCGTTGACCTTGGCCGTATCCAGGGCGTCCGCCTCGTTCGGGGTGAACACCTGATCCGGCTCGAGCACGAAACGGGCCTTCGAGTTCTCCCCGGCCGCCGCGCGCCACGGGCCGTCGTTCTCGTGCGCCTTGGCCCGTGAGGCGGCCACGTAGCCATCCGGGGAGATCGCCCGGGTGCCGCCGTAGTCGTCCGGGATCCGGATCCACGGGGCGAACAGGCCGGCCCGTTTGGCGTCCAGCCCGGCCGCGTAGCTCTCCAGTGCGGAGACATCGGTTCCGCGCGCGTGCGAGAGCAGCGCCACCCGGTTGAACTCGTCGGCGTGCTCGATCAGCGCGTTGTGCACGCTGGGGCCCGCGCCGGGCAGCGCCACCGCGCCGTCGCCGAAGCCCTTCACGAACTTGGGCAGCGCGGCGGTGTACTGGGTGGCGGTGACGCTGGTCCGGTCATCGGTGCCGGCGGCCAGGGTGACCGGGCTGGCGGTGGCGGCCGGATTGTTGCCCGGTGCCGGGGTGGCGGAACCGGCATCGGCCAGCCGGATGTAGATGGACTTCGCGTTGATCCGGCTGACCGCCTGCTGGGGCGAGGTCAACGCCGAATAGTCCTCCACCACCACGCCGTCCAGCAGCACCTGGATGCGGAAGGTGGCGGAGGTGGCGCCGTCCATCACGTTCACCGACACCCGCGAGGACCAGGCACCGGGGCTGGCCGCGGCCACGGTCACCGTGTCCGCCGGGGTGGTGGCCCGATCCTCCAGCGGGGTGGCCACGTTGCCGACGGTGGCGGCCGGGCCGACCACCCGCAAGGCGTAGGCGCGGGTGCCGCCTTCCTCGAAAAAGGTGCGCACGTCGTCCCACAGCGAGCCGTAGGTGGTGCGCTCGCCGAACAACGCGGTGAAGTCGGCGAATGAGTTGACCTTGGCCGGGGCATCAACCGGGCCACGTTCGGCCATGCCGGCCACAAAGTAGGTGGATGAGGGGGCACGAGCTGGCGCGCTCGGCCCCGAGATTGTGCCGGTGGTAACGACCACTCCGGGCATGGATTTGACTCTCCCTCACGTCGCGGACAGCGCGCGCCGCGCGTTCCTCACCCGCGATGATGACAGCCGAAAGCGCCAGGTACTGGGCCAACGCGCCGAGGCATGATCAGTCTGTCTGGACCAGATAGCCGCGTTCGATGGCGGATTGGGCGGCCTGATCGAGTGAGTCCACCCGGATCCGCTCCCCCGCGCCGATCGAGCGGCCGTCGTCGGTGTAGGTGATCGGGCTGGTGCCCGGGTTCAGCAGCCCGTACTTGCCCTTCTCGGTGGGCGCGGCGGGCGCGGGCGCGTCCGGTTCCGGGGCGACCGGGTCGACCGGGGTGTCCCCGTCGTCCGGTTCCGGGGCGACGGCCTGGGCTGCCTCGGTGGTCTCGCGTTTGCGTGGTGGCACGCGTGCTCCCTTCCTTTCAGCTGGGTAGTGGGCTGGCGGGGCCCACCGCGGTGGCGGTCACCGCGGTCTGATCGAGTTCGCCGAGCGGGGCCCGGGTGGAGCCGTCGGCGAGGGTTTCCTGGCAGTCCATGTCGATGGCCAGCACGGCACCGGCCCACACCCGGCGGCCCTGCCCCTGGGCCAGCCGCATCGGTTCCCCGAATTCCTCGGTGTAGGTGTTTTCGTGCAGCCGGTAGCCGGTGTCCCCCGGGGTCTGGTTGTCCAGCGTCGGGTACTGCAACAGGGAGAGCCGGCACGCCACGGCCAGGTTGTCGCGGGCGGAGATGGCGGTGGCCCAACTGTCGTCCTTGGCCCACACGTAGATGCGGGCGGAGTAGCGGGTCATGTATTCGGGCTGGCCATCCACGATGTCGGTGCGGCGCAGGTTCAGCAGCCGCGGGTTGATCACCAGTACCCAGGTGTCGCCGCGGGAGTCCAGGGCGTTGTCCGGGGACTCGCCGGAGACCACCTCGTCCAGGTTGGGCAGCTGGACCTGGGCGGCCGACCAGGCCGTGTTGAGTAGCCCGATTTTGCGGGGCACCTCGGAGCGCAGCAGCTCGGCGAGTTTGTCCCGGACCCCGTCGGCGCCCCTCACTCGTGATCCTCCGCCCAGTGCCAGCTGCCGCTCGGGCGGTCCTCGGTGTCCCCGGAGTAGGGCACGTCCCACGGGAAGTGCAGCCCGCTCGGGTGGAACACGGTCAAACCCACCTCCCAGTTCGACCAGCTCTCCCAGTCCTCCCGCACGTAGGTGATCATGGCCGCGTGGCATTTCTTGCCGTGCCCGTGGCTGGGGTAGCTGACGTAGTGCACGGTGGCGCCCACGGTGGGCGGCTGGGGGGAGGTCATTGGTCCTCGCTCGAGTTCCGGGTGGACCGCTTGCCGTGCACGATCCAGTTGATGACCGCGGTGGAGGATTTGCCTTCGGCCTGCACCGCGCGGGCGTTGATCAGTTGCCGGCGGGGCATCCGCCGGGTGCCGGACTGGTGGAAATGCGCATAGCGGGTGGCGGTGCCGGCCTCCAGCTCGTGCGGGCGCAACCGCTCGATGCCGAGGGGCCGCACGGTCAGCGAGTGGCGCAGTTCGCCGGTGCGCACCAGCGGATCGGGCGGGTAGCCCAGCCGCAGCTTCTCGGAGAGGGTGGACGGGGCCAGCTGCTTCCACGGGGTGCGCCAGCGCCGTCCCCGGTTGCGGAAGTGGGTCGCGTTGCGGTCGGCCCACCAACTCAGCAGCGCGTCCCAGGCGGGCCGCAAATCCTGGGTGCGTTCCCGCATGTCCTGGAAGTCGCGGCGGGCCTGGGCGAAGCCGGTGGCGCTGAACTTCAGCTTCATGTCGGTCATCGGCTACCGCCAGATGTGCAGGTTGCGGTAGCGGGACAGGTTCTCGATCTCATCGGCGGTCCACTCTTCGGGCACCGGGTTGGGTGGCTGGGTGGCGTCCAGGTCCCGCACGGTCACCGTCTCGTCCTGCCGGTTGGCCCAGTAGGCGCTGGCCTTGCGCAGGATCGCCTTGCGCAGGGCGGGCATGTCGCCGAGCCCGGCCTGGTAGCGCAATTCCACCGAGCCGATCGACTCGGTGCGCCCGGCCGGGTCGCTCTCCCAGCCCCAACCCAGCGTGGAGAGCGGCGCGGTGTAGCCGTAGCCCGGGGTCAGTTGACGCAGGTAATGGTCTCGGATTTCCCAGCCGTCCGGCAGTCCCGTGCTGACATCCGTGCCGTCCAGTTCGGTGACCTGGGTGACCGGGTAGCGGGTGGCGACCAGCCCGGAGCGCAGTACCGGCGCGCGTTCGGCGTACTCGGTGGGGCTGATCCGGGTGTCCAGCCGGTCGGCGAGCGAGTCTTCGATCTCTTCGAGCAGGGCGGCGGCCTCGTCCTGCTGGTCGTCCCGCCAGTGCGGGCTGCCCAGGAATCGGTTGAACCGGTCCGCGGTCACGATCGCCAACGGTTACCCGCCTTGCTGTTGCCGGTGCAACTCGTAGATGTCCTTGCGCACCAGGGCGCCCTTGGGCCAGAGCTGGACGGTGACCGGGGTGCTGGCGTGGTGCGGGGTCATCGACTCGGTGGCGTCGGTTTCGGCCTCCACGTAGTCCTCCAGGGTGGCCGGCGGCACGTGCCCCCCGGATTGGATCACCGCGGCCTTCTCGCCGGGCGAGAATAAGACCCGGTCGCTGGTGCGCGCGATGGCCTCGGACACGGTGTCCGGCTGCTCGGGCGCGGGTTCGTCCGAGAGCGCGGTGCGGTCGGGGGCGGTGTGGGTGGTTTTGCCGCGGCGCCGGTTTTTCAGTTCGCCCGCGTCACCGGCACTGGCGCTGGAGGATTGGTTGGCCATAGCTCCGACGGTACGAGGTGTGTTGCGCCGAATGGCGCAGGCACGCAGGTCTAAGGGAGGGGGCCCCGGAGCGGGGGCAGTCCCGGGGCCGCCCTGGCGGGACAGGTTAGTCCTTTTCCGTCAGGTGACGCATGTTGGCACGCACTGCGGAAAAAGAACCTGCCCGACCTGGGGGCAGATCGGGCAGGTTCCGTGCACCGGGTCGGGGCCCGGAAGCGGTATTACCGCAGGTCAGGACACCGAAGTCGGCAGATCGATTTTCACGAAGCTCTCCGGCCTGGCCACGGTACAGCCGATCCTTTCTTCCGCCAGGACCGCCACCGCGTTGCGCAGGAACAGGTCCGCGTGCTGCTCAGCAACCCTGATATTCGACTGCTGGCGGTCGTAGACCTTGGCGCCGAGCCCGAACGCGCCGCACAGTGCGGTGCCCTGGGTCATCGCCGGGGACGCGATGACCGGCATCTGCCAGATCCGCTTCTGGGCGCCCACCGCGACGTTGACGGCCACGATGTAGTTGCCGTTCGCGTCCTTGGTGGTCTCCATGTTTTCCCAGTCATAGGGATGCACCACGACACCGGTGGGCTCGTAGTAGGCCAGCATCACGCGGGTGGCCGCGCGGCGGACCGCGTCCACGTAGGTGTCGCCGGCCTGCACCGGGGACGGGGTGGGGATCGGTGAACCGGGGTAGTTCTGAATGCCCGGGGTTTGCAGGATGCCGAGCAGGTTCTCCCCCGACCCGGTCCCGTTCAACAGCTGGTCGTCTTCGGCCAGCCGGAGCCCGTAGAGCAGCTCCGAGTCGATGATCGACTGGAGTTGAGGTTCGTCCTCCAGGGTGTTGCGGTGGGCGACCTCGTAGTGCGCCAGCGTCCGGATGGGCGCCTGGGCGGGCTGGAAGGCCAGGTTGGTGTGCGGCTTGAGGCC